ATGCACTTTGTGTCGCTGCGCCTGTATTGATTGGGTTTTGTGCTAACCCTTCGCGCTGACCTACTAACCCTGCTGCGGTGCCGGCGTTATTCATTTGATTTGTGTACCCTTGATTTAACAAGTTAGCTTGATTTACGATGCCGTTTTGTTGGTTGTTATAGGTGTTACCCCAAAGGCCCATTTTAGCACCGATGCCACTCAAACTATTGTTAAATGCTTGCGAATTAAGCGCCGCCGCTTGGTTCAAATCATTTGCATATTGTGCCGCAAGTGTATTCGATGCGTTCTTGCTAATATCGTTCAATGCATTATCTGTGATTGAAGAATTAACAATACCGCGACTTGCTAAGCCAGAAACCGCATTACCTACCGTAGCCTGTAAATCATTATTTAACGCTTGTCGTCTAGCATCTGCATAAGCCGTAGGAAGTTGGCCATTGGTAATACTATCCATTGCGTTTTGATTTTTCAATAATGCGCCGTTGTATTCATTCGCTAGTTGCCCCGCTCCATTGTTCATAGCATCAACGCTGGCCCCTAACTGATTTGCATAACGTGTGTTATCCGTTAAGTTCTTGGCGCCAGCCGTTGACACTTGATTTTGCAATGCTGCTAGTGCATTTTGGTTATCTTTGTTAGTCCCCAAATATGCATTGTACATTTGCTGATATTGCGGACTAACTACATTATTTAAGGCTCTATCGCCCATACCTTGCAAGGTATTAGCGCTTTGATTGGTTCTATTTATCCAATTCATTTGGCCTTGTAGTAGTTGCTTTTCTTCGGGACCGGCTGCCGGTAGGTTAGCACCGATGCTTTGTACCTTCGATTTCTTACCGCCCCCGAATAATTGCAAGTCAAAAGTGAACATGCTTTTCCTTTCTACAAAGTAGCTTCAAGGTGTTTACGCACCGTTTTCAACACTTTGTAATTAAAACCATTATAGGTATAGTCCATAGTTGGAACGCGTTCCATTTTCCACTTTTTAATAAAACCGCGCACGCTTCGATGTGTTGCCGTTACAATTACATCAAGATCATTCATTTTCATTACTTCAATAATATACTTGCCTATTACTTTCATATCGCCGTATGTTTGCCAGATAGTAAAATATCGTTCGCCCTCGTGTTCGTTGATAGTCCAGAATAGGAAACCCGCATTAGGGAACCATTTAAAGTAGTAGTTATATTTATCTTTGTAATTGTTGTTTTCATCGAAATAAAAACCTTCAAGGCTGATACGTTCGCCCGTGCGCCGTTCATAGTCTTTTATCATATGTTCTAAGCTATCAAGCTGCATTGTTATTCCCCTATTCGTTCAATCGTTACTCTATTCCAGTTTTGACCGGCTGGAAGGTGATCATTAAATGAACCACTTATTGAACATTCTAAACGCTTGTTATACCCAGAACCGAGTATACGGATTGATACGGTTTTATTCCCGTTATCATTAATATTGATACCCCAGCTTCTTTTATTGCTACCATCAAGTGTTACGCGATAACTACCTTTAGGGAAAAACAAAGTTGTACTGTATCCGCTTGTATCACTTGCACGTCGCTCCCAATAAAAGCGCGCAAATTCTATGGCATTATATTGGATATAATACGTCCGGCCGTTCACTTCGATTTTTAACGGTGTTGCATCGTTTCCATATCGTGCGTAGTAATCAACGCCGTTATATGTTACTGGTACCGCCTTACCATTTGTTACGGATTTATCTGCGTTAAGTTCAAAACGAAATGTTTGACCGCCTTTTTCAAGTACTAGATTAGGCATTATTCCACCCTCAATTTAGCGCCGTTTGGGAATGTTAGCGTATTATTGTTTTCAAATGTTGCTATGCGTTGCCATTCGTTCATGCCTTTTGCATATTTATCAAACCGGATAAAGGCTGCATTACTATTGGCAAAATATAATTGAGTGCCTAATACACGATCTTCGCTTGTATGCCACGGAAACATAACGCCAGTACCCCAATATTGGGAACCCCATATTGTGTAGTTGTTACATTCCCCAAATGTTACCCCACTATAACCGGCTTTATTGTTAGCAAGATATTCTAAGTCAATCGTATCGTTAGAAAGGCCCGGAACCTTTAACGTACCCGTCATGGTATCGCCGGACTTTTTAACACAAGCTTCTGCATTTGTTGCGGTATCGGCAGTTTTTGCATGTTTGGCTTCGTCTGCATTAGTTGCATGCTTAGCTTCATTTACTATATCTGTTTTTTTGTAATAGGTTTCGCCTAATCCATTTATAGTATCAGTGATTGCTTTTAGTGTACGTGTTGGATTGTTGGTAAAGTTTTCATCACCAGCTATCTTTTTAATAGCTTCTGCCATTTGATTAAGAATATCTGTAATTAAGTAGTCTTTACCATCTACCCTACGTTTACCAATTACCGCATCGGTTGCCGTGTTAGCAGCCGGATCATAATATTTAATTGACTTTACACGTGTTGCATCTGTAACGGCAATCGCTACCACTACACGTAAAATGCTTTTCCAATATGTACCTGTGTACACATTCATTTTTTCGCTTGTGGTGTTGTAGTACATTTTATCTGTTGCCGCTTCCGGTGCGTTTGGTTGTCGCAATGGTTCAAGCGTTGTACTGCCATAACTTAGGCCCCCAGATGCGGAGCGTTCGACATACAGATACGATGTACTATTGGCCGGTAGGCTCCATGCACTTTGCTTATGTGTTACCGTTTGCACATAATCAACCGCGCCATAATCGTTGAACCCGTCAGCGAATGACAAAAGAACTGGTGTTTGACTGCCGTCAATCATTACGCTTAAATTATCGCCAGTCAAAAAGGAGAACTCGCCGTTACTAACCTTGCCGCTCAAAACCCTATTACGTAAACCGCCACCAGCACCACCGCTACCGGCTTTTAAGTCCATTTCTTTCGCAATATTTAATAATTCGTTCCGGTTTTTCTCTATACTTTCCGGTACTGTATCGCCCTGTGGTGTTATATCCAAAGGGTATTTTTCTTTATATGCCATTATTAAACCTCTTCATACGTATAATCTAACTGGCGTAATGAAATAGCGCCCTTTTGAACATTAATTTTGAATTGTACATTACGGTTAGCACCGCCACCAATTTTATACGCCTTCGTGTATTCATTAACATTCATCGGCACTTTGTAATCATGTGTCTTAAAGTTCGCATAGTAGGTTTTAATCGACTTGCTAGCGAATTCAATCGGCTTAGGTTTCTTATTTGAGATGCCAATAGTACCATAGCCAGATATTAGGTTATGCGTTACAAAGTTATAATTCATGATTAATATGAATTGTCTTGTTGCAAGCCTATTACCGCTTACTATTGATGTTTGAATTTGTACGCTATCATCTGTATCTATTGTTTCGTCAAGAATACCGATTTTATTGCCATAGGCTATATATACTTCTTTATCAACATTTACCGCATCATTGATGTTATGTGTGAATTTACGTGATGTGAACACGCCGCGCCCGTCCTCATATCTCGGTAAATAATGATAGATAAATACTGTATCACCGTTATATGGTCGTATCCAAAGTTGCTTACGACTAGGTATATGCCATGCTTCACAATCCTTTGTAATGTATTTCAACAGATATGAATTGATGTTCAACCCAGTTTCAAACGGTTGAATTTCTGCGTAGGTATTAGTAGGCATAAAAGACATGAAACCTTGATTGCCTAAATAATAGCTACGATCATCAATGCTTATCGTTGCACCGCTACAATAACCCGTAGAGGATAGAGGGTATACCGTTAAATTCCGTGCATCTGGCGTACCAATGACTTGATACACGCGCCCGTACTCCTTATATACGATGATTGCACGTGATAAGAAATCAACGGAAATAATGCTGCCTTGGTCTTTATACCCTACATCTACATATTGCGCACTCGATGCATCATTTGAGTTGTGAGTCCATGCGTTATAGTCGCCTACGGCTGACCAATTCAACCGGTGCGAATGAGTAGATGCAACAAGTACACGCCCGGAATGACTTGATACTATATCACAAACAGGACTTTCTAGTGTTGCCAACTTGCCAGCACCAGAAATAACTTGCAGTTTATCACCACTAGCTACAAGAATGTCGCCGCCAAATGCATGATATTTAGGCTTTCCAGCCCCATTTAACGCGCCTAGTAATTTATTAGTACTGAAATCAGTTTCGTATAGATTACGTCCGCTAGAAAAGTACCATTTATTACGGTATACGTCATAATACAGGGTTTCGACTGGCAACCCAAAATCATACAATACACGAACGCCCGGAACAGTGCGGAGTGCATTATCCGTTCTATCAAATTCGCATTGTCTAGCCTGTGTTAAGGCTTGCACATCGATATTTTCCGGTGGGTTACTCCAATCAAGGCCCAATCTAAAACCATTTGTCATGGCTACTTGTTTTACGCCCATTATGTTATACCCCGTGCCACCTTAATTTGTTCCGTGATGTAGTCAATAAAGGTCTTATCATAAGCAGCGTAATCAGTCATAAGTGATTTTTTCTTCACCATGAAAGATACAAGCTGCACTAGATAGCTATAAAAGAATTCAGAAAACGGTATGGTATCGTCCATTTCATCAACGTGATTTTTACGTACGCTATAAAATACTTGATTGACCATTTCGCCGTCATACGTTTCAAATGTTCCATTGATGATGCGGATAGGATAGCCACTCTTAGGAACAAACCCCATAAAATCAGAAGGAACTGCCCTTTTATCTGGGATATCCATATTCTTAACTACTTCACGATCTTTAATGCTAACTAGAATAGTAGTCAACCAATCAATAGCGGCGTTGATGTACTGGATATATTCTAGTTGTTCATCAAGGATTTCGTTTGACTCTACATTAACGAGAGTAATCAATTCGCTTACTACCATAATTCCAGTATCCTTCCGCAATTACACTATCATTGTTACCTAACCCATTATTAATTGATTGCAACGCATTAACCATATTTGCTGAAATCCCAGAAATATCAAGGTTCATTACACGATATACGATATAATCAACTAACAATGTCTCTAGTTCCGCTGGCAAGTCGCTTTCATCTTCGAGCATCTTATATCCAGCAGTCTTTATATAATCAACGGTGATTTTTTGCTCATGATCCGCATTAAATACAACCGTTTGTAAATTCAATACTTGATACCCTTGTACTTCCGCATCATCTGCCTTGACACTTAATATGCTAATGCATTGAAACGGCAATACAATTCGTCCGCGCCCCTTACCTTCAAAAGTACCTCTTGCAAGGCTTGGGCAATATTGGCCTATCAGGGCATTTAATAAGTGATTACCTTCGTTGTAATACTCCAATAAATAATACGGAGTATATTGTTCTTGCGAGGTATCGCCTATTTGCATGAACGCCCTATTGATTATGTATTTTACGTTCATATTCACCCCATATAAGAATAAAGGCGGGTGTTACCCCGCCTATACCTTTGAAATTATGCTTCTACTACGCCGCCAGTCATTACATTGATTACGCCGTAATCTTTGCTATCAAATTTGGATTTTTCAATCGCACCGTAGAAAGCAATACCGTTACCTTCTACGTTGCCATAGTCGTCCACTTGTTTGATATGTTTAGCTGGACGAGATACTGCAAAGCATGCCGCTTGTTTACCCAACAACAAGTTATGACATACGTTAGCGCTAGATGCCCCTGTTTTGTCGTTCAATACGCGTTCATATTCGTACAAAATAACGCCGTCATATTCACCTAATGCACCTGTGAAAATAGGGTTTTTAGAACCACGAACGTTAGCGTTTTGTTGTGCTGCGAGCCACTTCGCATCATCTTTCAAATCGCGAGCTGCCCACGTGGATACCAACATGATGTATTTATCCATGCCGTCGACCTTGATTGGGGCAACTTTTGGCCCATGCATTTTCGCTTTACGTTTCGCACGAGAGATAATCGTAGTAGTCAACTTATCATTTGCCGTGATAGATGCTTGTGTACCAGCCGCGGAAGCATACAATGTTTCACTAGCGGTAGGAGATGCGGAAAGTTTAGCGATTAACTTGTTGTCTTGCCAATCAGCCAACCATTGTTTCAATGCACCTTTGATTTCTTTTAACATGTCATATTGTGTTTTTTGATCATCCGCTTCAAAGCGAGATACTGCATTACGTACTAATTGAGTTTGTACGGTGAAGTCGTAGATGTTCAATGTTTCTTCATTGCCGGTCAATGTCGCACGGTTACCTTCAACACCAGCACCGCTTAAATTCATCATCAATCCGAATGTTACTGCATCACCTTTTACGCCTTCTAAGTCTTTGTTTTTGTGTACAACGTTAGATCCGTCAAGTGCGGTGAATTTATCGAAGAAAGACTCTTTTAAGCCTTCATGCCACACTTTTTTAGTCCAAATCTTAGGGACTAACGCCGCTGGAATAGTAACTTGATTTTTTTGATCTGCCATATTTTACCTCTTATAATTCGTCTAAATAATCGCGTATTTCCTTAGGCAATGCATCTAAATTGCCTGTGTCATACGCTTTCAAAATATCTTCTTCCGTCACCTTATTAGGCGTTGGAACGCCACCGTTTAACGCGCCAGCCTTTGGCAATGTCGCCGCTACTTCTAGTGGGTTGTTTGGTACTTCGGTACTTGTTGCCCGTTCATTTTGCAATTCATCAACAAATTTTCTAATGGTTTCAAAATCGGCTTCAGTACCTTCGCCAATATCTACGCGATAAAATGCATCATTAATCGGTTGTGCATCGCGCATCATCATTCCGTTTAACTTATCTAAACCGCGTTGATACAACTCATTAAAGTTTGGTAGCGATTTAATTTCATTTACGAAATTTAGATTAGTTTGTCGTTGTTGGTGTACTGCGATTTGCTGATTGGTGATTGCGTATTCTGCGTTAGCTTCAAAGCGAATGAATTCGTTGTACTTTTCAGCATCTTCATACATCAAACCTTCTAAATCTTCCGCCGTCATATTGAAACGTTTCAGCGCTTCACGACGTACAAAATCACGAATATTTGATACTTCTTCTTTCGGTAACTCAATCGGTTTTTGTTGTGCTTCGTATTGTCTAGCACGTTCTTCCGCCGCTTTACGTCTTGCCCGTTCCTGTGCAAGTGCCGCTTTTAAATTCTGATCGTTCGCATGAGTTTCTTCCGTTTCTTCGTTAGTTTCCGGCGTTTCTGTTTCTACTTCCGCATCATTCGCATCACTTTCAGCCGCATCATTTGTAGAGGGTTCATCTGTTGCACCTTCCTGTGTATTCGTTTCTTCGGTTGTTTCTTCCAGTTCTACGCCCGCGTTTTCTAAATCTTCTGGAGTGAAACCAGCTTCTTCGATGTTTACTAAGTCTTTTTCCATATCAAATACTCCTTTGCCTTTTTACGTCATTGCCGGACGAATATAAGAATATGGCAGTTTAACGCCGTTACCGGGCGAATATATAAGTGCAAGTAGTTTAACGCCATTGCTTAGGGCGAAATATAAAAAACGCCCCATATAGGAGCGTTTTATTATTGTGTTGATAGTTTATATTACATACCGCCTAAATCGTTCATATGTGGCAAAATTGGCGGTGCATTTTGAATGTTTTGTTGTTTACCTTTCAAGGATAATCGTTCCGCCATGATTTGTTGCGGTGAAATCTGTACACCTAGCGTTTGCAAGTACATGCTCAATGCTTCCGCCGGCATATCATCTAGGCTACCGCTAACACGCAATTCTGGCATAGCTGGCTTTTCTGCTGCTTGCTGAATACGTTTCTTAACGGCTTCTTTTTCTGGGAAGTCCATAAAGTCGAGGATAATATCCATAGGAATATCAACACCGGATTTCTTAGCTTCCAATAATTGATAAAGGTTAGCGCGTCTTGCCGTTGCGCTTGCTTGGCTTGTACTAATCACAATATCAAAATCAAAGCAGCTTAGATCATATAGCACCTGTTTAATTGGGTTACCTTCTTGGTCTAATTGCGGTTGACCTAGTGCATCAGTTATAACCTGTTCTTGCATTGGTTGATTAAGGCCCGGTGTAATCTGTACAAATTCCTTTTGTCCATCATCGCCCATGATGCGCATTGCTTTATCTTGATTATAGAATTGAGGAATTAACCCCGGAGCATTCTTTTCACCCCATAAGAGTTTTACAATTTGCCGTTCTGCTTCTTTCGCCTGTTCAAATATGCCAGCCGTTTGAACTGTTGTTACAGATTGCCGCAAGTCGATTGCCTTGCCACTCATAGTGCCTACGCTACCGCTTAGACTTTCCGGAGTGATACCGCTGATAGAATAGAAATCATTACTTGCCTGTTGTTCAAGGCTTAAATTGATATTGCTATCCATTGCCGGCGTTCCGTCTTGGAATGTTGCATTCACCGGCAAGAAGATGTTCGCACCCGGTTTATTGCTATCACGCTTGATAATCTTTTTAAAGTTATCATCTGTGACACCACTCCAGAACTTAACGCCTAAACTTTGCTGATTAACAACATGCATGCGTTGGCTACGGTTTTTATTCAATTCCCTTTGTGCATCTTTAATATCACGCACTACGCCAGCCGGTTCTAGTTCATCATCTGCTAGTTCACCGGTATAGTAACAATATTCACGCACTAACGGGAATTTGCCGTGTTTATAAGGACTTTCGCCCTCTTCTAAGAGAACATCATCGGCAAAGGTCGCATATCTGATTTTAGTATCTGGTATGCTAGTAGGCTTTTTGCCAATAGCCATTAATACGGCAAACAAGGGGTTTTCTTCATCAACCAAACCCTCTTTTGTCATAAATACATGTTTCTTGCCATATTCCTTATACCAGTATTGCACTACACGGATTTTGTTGTAGCTATTGTTGTACCAAAGAGCCTCACCGTCTACCATTTCAATAACGCCGGCTTCCTGTTCGGTATCATCATATTTATGTCTAAGTGTATCGATCTCATTGGCTTTATCCGGATACACTTGCTTTAATTTCGCCGTACCTTCCCAGCTATAACGGCCAACATATTGAGCATCGCTTAAATCATCTTTTTTACATTCGGGATCTACAAACGCATCGAACGGAGAAACACGTTCAATTTGAATAGTACCGTCTAGCTTCGTATAGTCGAATTCATAACTTACCCAATAATTAGCCAAACCACAAATAATCTTATCTCTAAAACATTTCCCCTTATTACGTTGATAGTTCGCACGGTCTAAGCAATATTTTGTAATACCTTTAGCCACTCGACCGATGCGGTCATCTTCTTCACTACGTGGCAAGAAGTCCGGTTCTGTTTCATTCTGCGATGCATAACCGCACAATAGATTAATAACAGGTCTAATTCTATTGATTGTGATCGCTGGCCGTCCAGCTTCACGCATTTTAGCTAAATCCGCATCTTCCCACTGCTTACCCTGCATAAATGCAAAATCCTCAGCAGCGCTTTTGCGCCAATCTGACGTGGCGGCTAGTGCTTTTTTAACATTGTTTTTCGCTTCGTATATATCGAATGTTTGTTGTTCTATATTCATTACTCCACCATTTCAGAGCCGTATATCATATCGTACATTTGTTCTATTTGCCATTGTGGCATAGCTTGCGCAAATTTCGCTAGTTCCGCATCGGTATATTTCGCCGGAATAATAACGCCCTTTTCTTCGCGTTCGCCGTATTCCGACTTTAGCACCTTATAGGCGTAATCACGCAACGCCCTTTCACTCATACGCCCCATGCAGTTACTTCCCCTTCTGTTTCATCATCATATCTATAACCGTCATTAAATGGTTTCTCCGGTTTCTTAGGTGTGATAGGTCTACTCATGCAAAAATATCTAAACTCATCATATGCATGATCTTCTTGCGTTGTATCCACATCTTCCGGCTTGCTTTCGTCATACACTAATTCTGGTAACGTTCTTAAAATATGTTTACACGTAGAGAAGAATTTGATTTTCTTCTCCCTTAGATAGGTATGAACCATCATCTTACCCGGAATGCGTTCAGAATTAGACCTAGTGAAGTTAATTCCATGACGTGCAAATATCTCCGCGATAGACTCACCCTGAATACTCCACTTCATGCGGTCGTCCTTCTGCCATATCGCTCTATCAGCTATATCATATGCATAGGTTTCACCCTCGCTTAATCTTGCCATTTCGGCAGCGACCTCATCCGGTATTAGTTTTAAACCTACATCCGGCTCACCTGTGCAGCCGTAATATTCACGATAGCAATGCGCTACACCTTCATAGTCAATAGCGTACCAATGTATACTAAACGGTTTACTAAAACCCCAGTCCATAGAACGAACCCTTGTCCAGCCTTGCGGAATTTCAAAAGGCTCTTCTACATGGACATTTCGATTAAATTCAGTGAATACTTGCCCAATGAATACATCCCAATCGCCATACAAGAACGCTTTTTTTTCTTGTTCTGGTAATGCTTCCAAACGCTTTACGTAGTTAGGGTCATTCTTCATCAATACGTAATTGTCGTATACCTGTGCCGGTATAAACACCTTTTCAAGTCCTGTGGTCTGATCTATCACAGGTTTCTCACCGTAATTGGTTGCTTCTACGTATTTACGTTTCACCCAACCATGTCCACGGCCACCGGGGTTACAACTCCCGCGGAAACGAACAGGAAACCCTTTGGCACTACGAAGGCAAGCCGTTAATAACTCCGCCGTTCGTTCTGTATGTTTGGTTAATTCATCAATGCCTAAATAATCAAATTCTTGACCTTGATAACCCTCGGCATCTTTATCATTCTTCACATAACGGAACAGTACTTGACTGCCATTCTTTAATGTTGCTATGTGTTTCTGGTCTGAATACTTGTACAGTTCTGGCGGTACGCTTCGTATCCATTCACGAATAACGTTAGCTTCTAAATTTGGGTAGGTTTCACGGAATATATAACAATGACTACCCGGATACGTTAAAGCGTAAATAAACACATCCATAATCAATGATTTCGTTTTACCACCACCACGAGCGCCACCATATACCGCATAAGGCGCTTTTGTGTTGTGGAATATATTTTGTTTTTCATTAGGTTTATAGTCGATTGTTATTTCCATATTTGATAGATTTATACAAAAAATGAGATATATCGCCGTGGATATACCTCATTTAATGATAGATTTATGCAATTACCTATTATTCTTTATTCATATTACTAAATACAACTTTAATCGGTTCACCGTCCGCCCCGCTAATTTCTTGCTTATCAGTAAACATCTTATAACGCTTGCCAAGCAATTCAGCTGCTTTTAACCTATCATTTAGCGCCGGATCCAAACCGAACTGGTCGGGAATATCACCACGCATCGTACTAGATAAGAACTGCATCACCTCGTTAGTATCGGCGATGCTACTTTCTTTCATTTCTGCTAGTCGTTCATCAATATATTGTTTAACGTCAACTTTTTTCAACAGTCGATTACCAGCCGAATACGCCGTTCGTGCGCTATAACCAGCCTTTATCGCTGATTGCGTGGCGTTCGTAGTCTTTAGCCATTCTTCAGCAAACACTAACTCTTTAGGCTTTAATTTAATATCACTCACTACGTTCACCACCTTTCAACACATTAACTAAATATATTAACAACTCATGTTGCTTTAACGTATCGTATTCAGCTACCTTTTTAAATAATTGCCCTTCTTTAAACGGGTTTCGTTTATACTTCTCTGGAAATGCTTCTGCATATTCCGCTTCGTTATACATACGACTTACGATGAATACTTTAAATGGCTTATCCCACTTGCTCCATGATTGGCGAGTATCAATAACATACCTTAAACCTTTTTTGATTTGTAATGCCGTAATTACTTTTTTAATTTTAGGTATGTAATTCATTGATATTCCTCTCTATCGTAGTATGTTGCTATCTTTGCTCTTCATTCTTCTATGTGATCGTTGACATATTCCGGCATGTTGTTTGGCTGCGTGTTGGTTAGTGCAATATGTTTGGCATCGTCCGTTATATTCGATTGTTTTAGCCGTGCATATGCCGTGCTTATCATTGTTTAAGCAATGCTTTCTATCGCAATGAATTTGCGTCATATTGCTATCCTTTCAAATAATCATATTTCACATTTCGTGTAATTTTAAAAATACGGTTGACGTGTCGCGATGACCGTGTTATACTCTAATCAAGGTAAGGGAAACGAACCCCAATAGTTAATCACAAGGAGAAATAAAAATGTACACATTAAAAGACTTGAACTCAAATCAAACTTGGAACTTCGATAATCAATCACAAGCATCTGAATTTATTTCAACTATGTCATTCGGTTTTGAATGGCAACTACTAGACACAAATAATCAAGTTATTGCAACTCATTTTTACGAATAAGGAGATTAAATAATGCCCACTTCAAGCAACAAAATAAAAGAGGCCCGTTTAAAAGCGGGTCTCACTCAAAAGGCTGCTGCTGAATATTTAGAAATGCCGCTCCGTACCTTCCAAGATTGGGAATACGGTTCTAACGCCCCTAAATATGTAATCAATATGGCGGTTAAAATGTTGTCCACAATTCAAAAGAATAAATAGGAGAATAAAACAATGCAAATGACTCAAAAGCTTTATGACGTTGAAGATTACATCACATGTGAAATTCTTAAACGCAACATTACAGAAGAAGAGGTTTACAACTTCTTAAAATCTCAACCACCTTTAAAGGCTTTTATGGTAAATGATGAAGTTGTTCTTACCTCCAGCAACCTCACTAGAAACTCTATAGCCTTCTTATTTGAATAACAAACAAAGGCGGTAGATAACCACTACCGCCAATAACTAACTAGAAAGGATTTTATCATGGCTCACAAAATAATTGCAAAAACTCAAAAAGGTGATTGTATAGGCAATCCACTTACTAGGGTATACATCGCCGGTGTGCGTGGGTATTCCCGCATGCGTGATATTCGTATAGGCGACCGAATTCAAGGTTCCTATATCGTAACGTCCATAACACATGTCGTTACAGATGCGCAAGGAGACACCCCATACAGTTGGGGCGAAGGCTGGACGCCAGTCAACACCAAAGCCGCTAGATAATAGCGGCTTTTTTAATTACTCAAAACCAAACACGCCACAACTTAATGTGATCTGACATCAAAACAATTTGGGTTAATTTGGTCTAAAACCTTTACATAATAAATGCAGCATGTTCAGTTTTCAACAATTAAATGTTACTTTTATACAAGAAATGGGATATATCGCCGTGGATATACCCCATTTTATTTTAGTTTTATTCAGTTTGTTTGTATGTTCTATACAAGCGCTGACAATCTATAAAATCGTACAAGTAGTTATGTTATTAGGAAAGTACATATTTTAACAAGGATCGTATCTTAAATGGCATGTGTTCGTGAAAGGAATTTAACGCCAGCGCCTGTATACAACACGCAAGGGGAACGGCCCAATGTTCCCCGTTGTGTTGCATATGTATCGGGAGAATTAGTCAATGTCTTTAAAAGCTACATATGACACTATAATTATACTATATTATGCTTTTCCGTATGTTTCCGATATAGTCCGATGTATTCCGGATTATACCGATTTAGCCGTATACATGCACGCATAATATGTATGGTGCAAATAATACCCTACTTTGACGAGTCCAGCCGTCTTTAGTTCGCTAGCTTGCGACTTTTCTAAATCTGTAAAGTATCTGGCGTGTTTAGCGCTTTTGCCGTCAACATATTCACGCATCAATAGTATATTTTCTTTCCCGCTGGTGGTGCAGTTGATAATATCTGCTGCGGTTTCCCGCTCATCAATCAACGCCCCTATTTCCTTTTGCACTGCATCGCGCTTACTTTCAAGGCGTATAATTTGTTGCTCCAGTCCGCCCGGTGTTCCGCCACCTGTTAGGCGTTCCTTGGAGTAATCAACGGCCCCTATAGTTGTAATATCGCTTTGCAAATGCTTTAGATCTTCTTTCAACGAATTAATTTTCATTGTGATTAATTTGATAGGTTCTAAATATTCTTTTGCTAACTCCCTATATTCTTTATCTGTCATATATTCCCCTTTATTTCATGTTCTTAACTGTTTCCCCTAGCATGTTCAAATAGTCCTGTAAATTGGTTTTGATAGCATCATTCACAATTTGGATATTGTCAGTTGTTACATAATGCGCCAATAGCATTTTATACATCGCATCTTTGGTAGGTACTAAAACCGCTATTAATCCACTACCAATAAAAACCATAAATAATAGTATTACCTTTGATTTATTAGCTTGTATTTTTTCCCTAGCTTCATCTTCAACAAAATATAAAAACACCAGAAAACATACAAGCATTACCAATACAAAAAACACAATTTGATTTAAAACATCTATATTATGTAATACCTCAATCAAGTACAAATACATCGGATCAATAATAGGCATACGCATTTCCCCTTTCGCCTATTTGTATCAAAGGGGCGTTTATATTGCCCCTTATCCACTACATCGTAAATACTGATACTAATTTAATTAATGCTATCACTAACGAAAATAACAATGCAACATCAAACAATAATTTAATCATGGCTATTTTCCCGTGCTTCCAATACCACCAGCACCGCGCGCCGTTTCGGTTAAGGAATTAACATCTAACAACTTTAATGCTCCAACTGGTACAAGAATACCCTGTACTAATCTATCGCCCTTTTGAATTAAATACGGCGTATCGCTGGTATTATGTAGAATTGCTTTAATTTCGCCCCTATAATCCGCATCAATCACACCGAACGAATTCGGAATAATTAACGGCGTTTTGCTCATGCTAGATCGTGGCGCCAGCATCAACATATACCCCTTTGGGATTTCTACCGCTAGGCCCAGCGTTACATATTGCGTTTGATGCGGTTCTACAACCACGCTTTCCGGCTGGTAAAAGTCCATCCCGGCAGCATCTTCGCTGCCAACTTTTGGCAATAATACACCCGGCATGCATCGCTTAACCTTGATAACGTCTGCATTATATCGTTTATATCCAAATATGCGTTTAATCCTGTTTAGTAGTTCCATTTATTGCCCCTCATTTCAATAACGCTTCCAACACTTTATTTTTTCTATCCATAATGCGAATTTCTGCCCGCGGGTTATCTTTATCAATACCGGCTATGCAGCTATTTCCATATGAACATATCCATTTATCATCATCGATTACTTTGGCCTTTGTTAATATATCGCTAGTCGCTTGTAGCAATCCGATTAAATCCGGCCAGCTTCTTTTATTTGGCAAATAGTATTTACATTCAACAACGATGATGCCAGATATATGCAATTTCTTTCCAGCCAGTTGCCACATGCAAGCATCTTCATAATTCTTATAGGCTTCCGACGGTATTATAATAGGCTTTCCGTTTCTGGATATAATCCGTCCGCTATTCTTTTTAGTCGCTGGGCGGCCTTTTAAGGTAATATCAATTACACTCATTCAATGCCCTTTCTGCCAATAACACATCATTTTTTGGATAGCACCAATAATAGTTATCTTCACGGCTCCACGACGCCTGCCCATTCGTAAAGCAATGTACAAGTCCATTTTCGTATTTTGCAAAATAAAGTTTTTTTGTTTTAAGTAAAGTTTTTGCAATAACTGGTGTATCAACTGGTACTTTTTCCCATTCCACAATACCCAATAGGCTGGCAATGGAATATTCCTTTTTACCATTTCCCAGCCCAAGCACCTTGCATGGAATACGCGGCGTATGCTCGCGCACTTTGAAATGTCCACCGTTTTCAATAAAAATTGGGTTTACGAAATACGCATATACGCCAAATACTTTTATATCGCGATACCCCTCATCATACATTTCTTGTAATAGCCATTTTGCCCCTTGTTCATTCGTCATAATTTAATTCCCCTTTTGTTAATAAATGCTTGATTTGTTCCTTAACATGATACAAGTACAATTCCATTGTTCCGTTAAAATGTTGCATGTTCATTTTTGAAATTACTTGCCGTAACCGTTTTTGTTTTTCACCGTTCGGAATATTATATTCAATCATGATGCAATAAGAATTTGCGGTTATCTTTGGTTTTAAAATTCTATTTCCAATAACAATGGTTAAAGCACTTGCAAATTGTTCACGTGTATATGTTAGATCATTTGCTTTTAAAATTTTCTTCATTGGTTATCTCCATAATATGACGGCCTATTTCCTCTACAACGTTTACCGTAACGGCATTACCAGCTTGTTTATATAGCTGCGAATTACTATTTACCGCTGCCGCTTTTTCAAACTGTGCATCAGAAAATCCCTGTAATCGCCAGCATTCTTTCGGGGTTAGTTTTCTAATGTATATTTTCGAGCCGTCCTCTAATACAACCCCTAAATTGTCGCTAGTTGTTAATGTGTTACATCGTTGCGGTTGCACTCGGCCTCTTCTTGTTTCACTATTCGGATATGCTAGGTCTACGCCATCGCCATGATATGCCGTTGCAAAACCTTGTTTATTGGCTGTTTTTATTAAAAGGCCATGTCTGTCTTGGCTGGTAAGAGTGAAAGCTGGCTCTCCGTTTTCTTTTAATCGGCGCCCGTTTTGTATTTTTTCTAACCGATCTGGCGTTAGGCACGCTTGAATTTCTAAAAATTTACAGTCTTTTTGCAGTACACCACTATTTACCGCTTGTTGGTTTGTTATCCCGGAAGTGTATCTAGCAATTAAACATCTTGCATTTTTTGTTGTTTTTACATTTTTTTTGCTTAAATCTATAAAGCTGCTTTCAATATTCAAATCATTTCCGCCGATGCCAACAACTGCGTTGTTTTCTCTTTTGATAGGTAATAATCCATTGCCGCATTTTTTTCCACGATATCCAACAATGTACACTCTTTCTCTATTTTGCGGGACTCCGTAATTTTTGGAATTATACATTTTCCATTCGACACTATACCCTCTTTCGGCCATTTCACCGATAACATTGAGGAACCCTCTTCCTCCGTCGATTGACAACAAATTTTTAACGTTTTCACACATAATCCATTGGGGTTTATTTTCTTCGCATTCATCGATTAACCTCATAATTTCATAAAACAGACCGCTTCTAGTACCTTTTTTATACCTTTTTGATTTCCGGCGATGCTTAT